TCTCATGCACAATTGCATTTCGTTTCCATGCAAGATGAGTTGCAATGTGCTTATTTACTTCTAAAGTTCCAAAGGCTTCATTAAATGGCATTAGAATCATATCTTCTTCAGGATCATAAGCTCCAGAATCCGCTCCCTGAGCAAAGAAATGTGCAATAGTCGCGGTTGCTGCCGTAGGAGATATTTTCTTCTTCCATGGGTGAATTTTAAGTTTCCCAGGGAAATGCCATTCTCCAAATTCTTTTTCTTCAATTGGGACACCAGACAAGATTCTGTGTGCAAGACGAAGTATTGGAGATTCCAATGCCTGTCTGTAAACTTCTGTAAGTTCAATAACACGAAGGGTTTGAAGTTTGAATCCGAGGATAGCAGGTCCAAAGATAGGCGGCAACTGTTGAATGTCTCCCAGGAAGATTTCTTGGAACTCATGAGGCATTGCATCCTGATTTAATTTATAAAGATCAAGACCAAGCATTGAAGCTTCTTCATATGCAATTACTCGAACCGTCGATGAGATTGGATTGTATTTATGTCGCGCCGGTTCAAACTTCATTGTCTTTCTCATCTCACCAGTTTTTTCATCAAAAATCTCATAAATAACTGGCTCGAATTCAAGAAACTTATGGTTTGTTATACAGTTGGCTGCAAGATCTTCTGAAACATTCTTACGGATATTGTTAACAGCTCGTCTAGTGTAAGCTGTGATAGCAATTCCAGGTGTTCCTGCGTGAAGGTGTTTATGTCCGAAATCTGAGATAGGAGGAACTCTGCCCGATTTGATGAGCGATTCTGTTGCTGCGCGCATCGCAGTAGTTTTTCCAGTTCCTGCCGCTCCGATAAGAACCACAGATTCTCCATTTGAGATTGCAGTAACAAATTCTGTTTGTCCTTCATTGAGTAATATCTCGTTTCCGTACTTATCAAGAGACTTAAGTCCGTGGGTTTCAAGTCCTGTGATAGATTCTTGATCATTTGAAATGATTGGAGTAGTTTCTTGTGAATTTTCCTTTTCCGTTGCTGCTCTAGCTGCTTTTCGTGCTTGGATTTTTGCATATAATGCCTCTAATGCAGATGATTTAATTGTTTCCATGATTCATAAACTCTGGTTCAGGACGATTTGTCCAGGTCATTTGTTTTCCTTCAGATGCCCAAAGTAATTGTTTTGCTTTATAATAACGTCTATATTTTTCTACGTCAGTTAAGTTTTGCGCATAACGAATGCGTTCTGGCATTGCAAGTGCAAACTTCAGCGGCGGGGTATATTCTCCTAATACTGTGTAATTAATAAAATTAACTACAATGGAGGTACTATTATGAGGAAGGAGATTAGGAAATCGATACAGTCTTTCATCAGCTAAAGATAAAGCTAATTGTGTTAACCATTTACAATTATTTAAATCATCCATTGCCCACATAACACATGGATGAGATAATTGTAATGGTTTATAAAATTGATTTAAATGTGCATAGGCAACCCATTTTCGTGCAGCAGAAGATAAAATTTGAGCTGACTCAAGAATCATCTTATTGATATGTTGATCACAATGATGTTGTGCTGCAATAACTGGATTAGTATCTAATACAAAGATATTCATGCTTGAGTACCTCGATGTTTTTGGGCGAGTCTCCATGCTAATGATGCTTTCAAAAAGGCCAACTTTGTGGGATAGGTGCGAGGATCTTTCGGTTCTTCCAAAGGCGCTTTTTGAACAATCGCAGAGATATTCGCTTCTTCGATTGTATCATCATCATCGAGGATTTGAAATGTTGTCTTGCCTTTGTCGATACCAAGAAATGACTGTTGACGATCAATAGCTCTTCGGAGAGTTGAGAATAAACGTTGAGAAAAGATTGATCCAATGGGAATAGTTTGTTCACAGTGTTCGAGAAGTTCTTTAATGTCTTTGAGCTGGATGCTAAATAATCCAATATCTGTTGAGCATGCAATGATGATTTGTTTCCAGTATTCATCTAATGGTACCTGTTTTCCTTGTACTTCAGTTTTAGACTCAGGAAAAGAACCTGCTTCAGATGCCCATTCTGCCAATGGATTTGCATAAGATGATGGTTCTTTAAATGGATTCTTAATAAGTTTTTCTAGTGCAGCTTCGCGTCGCACTAGGCGCACAGAGTGCGAATAATCTACATATCCATCAATAAAATCTTGATATGCTTTACGCCAAGCTTCTATCCAATGATGGACATTGAGAAGTCCTTTTGTTTCGGGGGATACAACCACGGAAGGAAACACTACATGAGGATTAGTAACACTATTGAGTTTAATAACAGTATTGGCGAGAGATTCCATGTGTGTTGCAACAATGGAATTAGTTAGATCATGACGGAAAACAGATACACGGAAATCGACATGATCACTGCTTTTTAACAATGCAATGAATAAGAGATATGAATCAGTGGGAGTTAGTTCGTGAGCTGCCCACTTACCTAAATAACCGAGAAGTCGTTTCTGAGGAACATCAAAGATTGGATGATGTGATTCTCTAGATTGAAGACTGATTGGAAAATGTTCGACCGTAAATGTAATGCCTGAATAGGCGCATAAAACTTTGGCCATTTGGTTGTTTCCAAGTTAGATATTTAATAGTTGGTTATGTCGTTTCCAAATGTATTTATATTCATGAATACAATAGTCACGAATAGAACAGAGATAGAGATACATTGTCTTATTTAAGTTTTTCTCTCCTATTTCGTAATAGATTACATGATTGAGAAGTTGAACTGCAAGCCAAAGTTTTTGATCATTTTGTTCATTAAAGGCTTCAGTAATGATTTCAACAGTAGTTTGACCTTTACAATTTAATGTAATTAATTTATTAGTCCAGTACATAGTGATTCCTTATTTAAGTTTTAGAAACTTAGCTACAATATTGAGATCTCTTACTTTACCTTGTATAAGTAATTGAGTTTCTTCAGCTCGCATTAATGTTTCAGTTTCAATAATTGCTTGTTCTGAAGAAACAATTCTTTGATTTTCATTGAGAATGTTTGGGTAGAGTTCAATAATTTGAGTAATGATAAGGACTTTATATTGTGCTGACATTAAGTTTTCCTTTCTTTAAGGTCTGCGGCGATCTGAGCCATCATATCTGAATCATCTAAATCTAACTCTAATCGTTGTTCCAAGGTTTTCCGCGGCGATGGAGTGTATGAACCATCAATAAGACCAGAATCTGCTTTGAGAACCACGAGTTGTAATTTCTTTTTTGTAGCAGCTTCTTCTAGAATCTTATCATCTAGTTTGGAAATTAAAAGTTTGATTTCAGAAAGATAGAGATATGGTCTATATTGGACTAGGTTGTTCATAATCCTTTAAGATCCTGAATGATTCTGATAAAAATTGCAAGAATGATTCCAATACACATTCCAGCAAAAAGAGTGCCAAGATCAAGAATTGGTTCACAGTTCATTATAGTTCCTTTCAATTCTGCATACATGGATGATACATACACCAAATTGTCCAATGGATTATATACATATTTCCAAAGTCATCCATACCAAATAATTGCATAGATTCATTGTCATAGTAATACATATGTGGATCTGTGAGAATCATTTCCTTGTCCTTTCATCGAACGGTTCAAGAAGATCACGAAGCTCCTCTGCATTTGCAATCCATAACTTACATAATGCTGTAATTTGTTCATTTGTTGCAGCAGGATCATTTGCTTGAATAAAAGTCTTAATTTTATTTTCTTCAGTACTAAATACTTGTTGACGTAAAGTAATAAGACGTTCAAGTTCTGCTTGTTGAGACTTAGACCAAATAGTTCGGACAGTAGGATCAGTCATGTTGATTCCCAGCGGTTAAATTCAGTATAATAGAAGCGAATATTATTTGTTTCTTGATATTTAATTTCTCCTACAATGTGAGTTGCATATTCTTGAATTGGATATAATTTTTGTTGTTCGATAAGTTCTTTGTCAATGAAATGTGCAAATGGTGCAATCCACAGTTCACGAATACACCCCATAGCTGGAATTGAGATTTTAGTAACATCATTCATGAATCACTCCAATGTGGTTTGGTTGTTAGATTTGTTGGTTTGCAAGGAGAATCAATAATAATAATTCGTAAAGAACCTCTTTCATCTTCTTCAATTGCTGGTTCTTGTTCTGACCAAACAGTTCCAGAACTCCAACAAGGATCATCAGCTTTAAGTCTTTCTAATGTTGCTTGTGACTTAAGATGTATACCAGCTAGAGTAATTACATGATATGTTGTACGATATTTACTCATTCTTCTGATCCTTGTTAAAATGAACCTAAGAAAAATTGACGTTCAGATGCCCAACCATGAAAATCATTACGATCTTCAATATAACGTTCAAGACCCCATTGTTGTGTCCATACAGCAAGTTGAAAACTGTTAGCAATTGGATCAAACTGTTTCCAAAAACGAAAAGTTAAAATTGCTTGTGTTTCAGAAGACGTAAGATTCTTTGAAGCTTCATCAAACGTTTGATAAATCATGTTAATTCCTTAAAGATTGGTGCCAGTAATCGGACTCGAACCGATAAAGCTTTTCAGCCGACAGATTTTAAGTCTGTTGTGTTTACCAATTTCACCATACTGGCAGATTGAATTACGCGTATAATTGGAATTCCCAAGAACTCCCATTAAATGTTGCTATATCATTTTCATAGGTAAACAACACAGTATAGGTAGTTTTGGGAAATGCTCCTGAAGAAAGAATTTCATGCCGAAGTAGATTACCACAATAAATAAAAAATGTATTCATGATATATTTCCTCAGTTATAGTATCCAAAGTTGTTGTGCATTATGTTCTGCACAATGATCATGAAGCATTTGAAGTACTTTTTCTTGATCTTCTTCATAGAATAATTCAGGCCAAGTTTGTTTATCTTTGAGATACACAAGGCAAAATGCTTGACCAGCTCTGCAATGTGTATATTGTTTTCGTGCAAACCAAACAGCACGTTTGATTTCAGATCGAGTATGGAACATTTCCTTGAGTTTGTATGTACTCATGACAATTTAATTCCTTGTCCAATTGCGAATTTCCATGCCTTGCATGGGATGATATTCAATCTACGCATTGAGAAATAGATTGAAACAACTTGTTTCATTGAACGACTCATGATTTATTCAAGCTCCTTCAGTTCATTGATGAGTTGTTTCTTTTCCCAGCGACGATTGTTTCTTGTGATTAATCGTTTGAGAAATTTGATTCCTTCTTGTGCCCAACATTGTTCCCCGTACCAGCCAGTACGTTTGCCAAAGAATTTCAGTGTTCTTTCGCGGGGATAGGAATAGTGAGAATCACTCATTCAATACTCCATTGGGTTTCTGCATGGTTTAATGCAGACTTGATCTTTGTTGAGTTCTTTGCCATATTTATATTTACCACAATTCATACATTTGTCGATACCGCCGTTAGCTTCAATTAATTCATCTTCTTCTGTTCTGCACAAATTGCAAGTATCACTACAAAAACCATGATAACAAACATAATTTTCATCATCTTCAGTATTGTAGTTCATAGGAAATCCTTTTAATAAATGATTATCGGTTTCACTTGCGCAGCTAATGCATTATCTTTACAAAACTGTCTTGCATTCTTCTGCAACGCGAACGGTCCAACTGTTTTGGCATCCATCAATCCCAAAGTAATCACAACTCGGTAAACCTTTACCGCATTGATTACCATTGTTTGAATGTGATATTCACGTGAGTTCATTTCATTTCTCTAAATTGAGATTTGATTTCTGAGAAGTTTTACCGCCTTCGGCACATCCTATTGTCCTGTTAGGCTAACACATTCTCGCGGGGGTGTCAAGTACTCTGTATCATTGAATCTCCCAGTGTGTCCTACTTTATTTACCCCCTTTTAAAATTCTTAAAAACAAAACTTTTAAAAGATACCAGTATCACATAACTTATATGATGCTAGTATGAATTAAGAGCTTTGTATGAATTAGGCACTGCGTGCGGGAAATGGTGTGTGCGGGGCAGTTAGACTAACAGGATAACAGGATAACAGGATAAGAGCTGAAACTTATCAAAATCCTGTAATTCCATCCCATCCCATATACATTAGAAACATGTCAGACATTGTAGCATCTGAATCCCAGCCAACTAAGGAATCATAGAATGCATACATAAATGCTTTGTTCATAATTTACTCCCGTTGAAAAACACATTGGAAACTGTACCTTTGTGAGATACAGTTATCCGATGCATTTTACAGAGCATCCAGCGATTCGAATTCCTTGATCATCGTGTCAACCTTGATCTTAACCCGTTGTCCGATCACATCTTCAGCTTCAATGTAATCACACATGGAGCGCAATTGGTGCAATCGAGTGATATCGACCGCCGAATTGCCAGTGATAGCCACGAAAACATCTCCCCACGCTTTGGATTTCTTCGCGAGTTCCTTTTCATCTTCGGTTTGGTATTTCTCAGACAACACCGGAACTGCGATATCTTGGAACTCACCATTCCACCATTCTTTGACCTTCTCCGCACTCAAACGACCCGCGTTGTTTTCCGCTTCCAGATATGCGAGCACCTGCGAAACGCTGATTTCCTCGGTCGAAACTTCCGACTTGTCAGATTCATACAGCGAGCGAATCAACGAATCCTGGAAATCTTCGGCACGCTTGCGGAGATCGGCGGGAAATGCAGCATTGATGCGGTTCACGTCACCATCATCCAGTCGCGGGATGGAAACACAAACCGATTTCTTCCCACTCTTGCTTTTGTAACCCACTTTTGCAAGTCGTTGTTCGTTTCCTTGTTCATCCTTGAAGGGCTTGGATTGCCCAGAAACGAACTCCACAAACGAATGACGGTCAGATACGATACTCATTTTACTATCCTCGTGTCAGATCATGCCAACATCGGCACAATATATAAAGCATATCCCATGCCAAGGCAAATTCAGCAAAAATACAACAGTTTTTATCATAATGTGGAAAATGCGTAACCAAAGTGACACGCCCTGTCAGTCAATAGGGACAAACCCGTACAAAATCCTGTCACATTGTGACGCTCCCTGCATTGTCAATAAGTATTAACCCTAAGTTGTTGTGCCAATACAACGAACTCTTACTTACTGTTACCACTGTTACCGTGTGTGCATGCAAATGAGAATGATTCGTATTACAAATCTTACGGGGGGTAAGAACTTTTTACACTTCTTACATTTTGTTACACGGCTAGACTCCTTTAGATTTTCCTAAACTTTTTCAAATCTACTAAATTCATAAGATTAAGAAATCTTAATAAGATAATCAAGGGAGTCCCCCAGTGATTACAGAGGAGATTGTGATATTATAGGATCATGTTTGGAGAAACCGAATGAACCGCACGAGCGCCGAGGAAAAAGCCATTACTTTGTTGGGTCAAGGATTCTTGCCCGCACAAGTTGCATCGGCCGTTGGCTTAACGATTTCACGAATCTCTCAGCTTGCCTCAGATCCAGAAATTTCGCGCGAGGTTGCGGAGCTGAAGTTTAAATCTTTATCAAAACATAATGAAAGAGATAGTGTTGCTGATGATTTAGAAACACAATTATTGAATAGATTGGTAGAAACAGCTCCATTATTGTTTCGTCCAATGGAGATTGCAAAGATTTATAGTGTTGTAAACGCCGCAAAACGTAGAGGGAGTTCTGCTCCTGATAACACCGCGGCACAAAATCCAGTTGTGCCAATCGTTATGCCAACATTTATTATTAATCATTTCACAAAAAATGTTAATAATCAAATTGTTCAAGCTGGCGACCAACCATTGACTACAATTCAACCCCATGCATTGAGTAAATTACATGGACTATTCGCTGAAAGTACAAAAAGCCTTGAAAGAGGCCGAACTGAAGAAGCTTCAAGAGTTGAAGAAGCAACAATTATTGGTAAATAATAAGCAGAAAGCAGAGACAGTGCTGTTGCGTATTAAACTTGATCTTGCAAAATATGCTGTCGATTGAAGAAAAACTTGAACTTGTGGAAAAACCACAAGAACATCAAGAAGTAAATTTCGAAACACAACAAGTTCATGATGCAGCTAAGAATTCATTAGATTTCTTAGCTGCCTTGGCATTGCCGCTTGTTTTTAAATATCTTTTTCCACAAGTTTTTAAATCGATTTGGTTTTGGCTTCTTGAGAATGTAAATAAGTATAGAGATTTTAGTCAACTTGCTATTGGACTCCCGCGCGGGTTCGGTAAGACAATGCTGATTAAAATCTTTGTGCTTTATTGCATTCTTTTTACAAAGAAACAATTTATTCTTGTAATTTGTGGAACAGAAGGTAAAGCCAAAAACATTGTTGCTGACATCATGGGGATGTTAGATGAACAAAATATTAAAAAAGTTTTTGGCGATTGGAAAATTGGTGCTACTATTGATCGTCAGGACCTTAAGAGATTTGGCTTTCGTGGCCGCACTATTATCCTTATGGCTGCTGGGGCTAATTCTGATATTCGGGGAATTACCTTAGATAATGAGCGTCCTGATGTAATGATTTTTGACGATATTCAAACTAAAGAAGATGCCAAGTCAGAGACAATTAGTGAGGCTTTAGAAGATTGGTTATATTCCACGGCGATGAAAGCAAAGAGTCCTCATGGATGTCTTTTTGTTTTCATCGCTAATATGTATCCAGTTAAGTGGTCACTTCTGCGAAGAATTAAAGCAAATCCTACTTGGGATAAATTTATTGCTGGTGGCATTCTTGCAGATGGAACATCTCTTTGGGAAGAATTACAACCAATTAGACAGTTATTAAAAGAATATGAAAGAGACGTTGCGGCTGGACGCCCCGAAGTTTTTTATGCTGAGGTTCTTAATGATGAAACTGCAACCACTAACTTCCTTCTCGATCTAACTAAAGTTCCTCCAATTCCATATCATAAAGAAGATCTTCATCTTGGAAACTTCATTATTATTGATCCATCAAATGACAAACAGAACTCAGACAGTGTGGCAGTTGGTTATTTTGAGATGCATTTAAATGCTGAATTTATGCCAGCTCCTTGTATGAGAGAAGTAAAATCTGAGCGGATGAGTCCATTAGATACTATTGAAGCTGCATTAAAAATGGCATTTAAATGGAACTGTCCTTTTATTGTTGCTGAATCAAACGCATATCAATATTCTCTTCTGTTCTGGTTTAATTATATTTGTGAACAACGTGGTATTGCTGGTATTCAATTAGCTGATATTTATTCAGGGCAACTTAAAAAGGCTACACGTATTCTTAATATGTTCAAAGCTTTGATAGCTGGGGAACAATTTGTAGACCCAGATTGTCAAGCACTTGTATGGCAAGAAGCCCGTGAGTATAAACCTTTACAGCAAAAGAATGTAGATAATATCCTTGATCTACTTGCTTATGCTCCAAAGGTTTTTGCTGAATATAGAGCTTTTATTGAATCTTCTCTTATTATTGAAACACAAGAACATGAAAAGATTCAAATGCGGTCTGCTGAAGAAATTGCGGGGTTCTAATGGCATCTTCACCTGAAGAACTTGGTCCAACATCAATTGAACCAAAATCTAATGCAACAGTTGATTTAGTTAAAGGCATTGTAAAAGGTAATACTGCTGACCTTTTAGGTCTTCCAGCTGATGTTGCAAATCTTATTAAACAGGCAACTTCAAAGAATTCAGAACCTGCACCAATAGGGTATGGTTCTGCATATTTTAGGAAACTCTTTTTTGGTGAAGGTGCAGTAGAAGATGCATCAATTGTAGAAACCGCTGGATCTATGGTTTCAGCCGGCGGCCTTGCTGGTGCAACTAAGGCAATGATTGTAGGAGCAATTCCTAAACTTGCTTTTGAAGGAATTTCTTCGAAATCCGCTTCAAAGATTCTTACTGAATTAGATAGACTTAATACAAATGAACAAGCAGTTAAGTTCTTTCAGGCCACTGGGCTCTTTAAAGGTGTTGACGATAAAGCTAGAGCTGCGATTTCTGATGCCCCCGCGGTTTTAAATCCTAAAGTATTCTCTAAAGATAGAGATGAACTAGGAAAAGTTCCTATAGTTCTTTCTGGCAATACTCGTTTACGAGATGTTTTATCTCATGCTGAGTTATATAAATTATATCCTCAATTAAAAGAAACAAGAGTTGTTGGGGACGTAAAAATGAGACTTAATGAAGCATCTTTTAATCCTACAAATAATACAATCACTCTTGGTCCACAAGCTTCTTCAGATAAAGCAATGGCTTCATTACTTCATGAAGTACAACATGTAATTCAAGAGCAAGAAAACTTTGTTACAGGTACTAATCCAAATGTTTTAAGAGAATTTAATGCAGTTGAATTAACTCCAAAACGTTTACAAAACCTTCGTAAATTGCGTGAAGAAGGTAATCCAGTTGCTATACGAATCGCGGAGAAGTTGAATGCTGACACACGAAAAGCTTTTGCTGAATATAAAGCAAATCCAGCAGAAGCTGAGGCTAGGTTTACTGAATCTACAATGAAACTTAGCCAATCTGATCTTGAAAAACGAATTGAAGAGATTCTTAAAAATCCTTTGCCTGTGTCCTTCTGGGATAAATAATGGCTGCAAACACACCACTCCAACTATCTAAAAAATCGCAGTCGGCGCTGAAAGAATTCTATTCCCAAGCATTTCGATCATTACAAACTACGTGGAATATTCGTACACGAATGCGAGATATTGATCTTTCATATCTTCGTGAAAATGATTGGACTACTGAAAACGCAAGGGCACGAGTTCTTAATAAACTTGGTGATCCTACTAGATTACAGAATCTCCAAATTCCTATTGTTATGCCACAAGTAGTTTCTGCAGTGGCATATCAAGTTGCAGTATTTTGTTCTCAGTATCCTCTTCTTGAAGTTGTATCGTCCGCGAAATTTGAGAATGAGGCGTTGCAGTTACAATCGGTTTTTGAAGAGAATTCAATTCGCGCCGGTTGGATTAGGCAACTAATTCTATTTCTTTACGATTGTGTTAAATACAATCATTCAGCATTGGAAGTGGATTGGTCAAAGATTTATACTGCGGCAATTGAAACTGATGTAGGATTTAAAGGCGGAAAAGAAGGTGTTCCTAAACAATTAGTTTGGGCAGGAAATGTTTTAAATCGTTGGGATCCATATAATACTTTCTTCGATCATCGTGTCGAGGCGCCGCAAGTTTCAGAGGATGGAGAATTCGCTGGAACCGTAAAACGTGTTTCTAGGATGTTTCTTAAGAAGTTTCTTAATCGTTTAGATAATGGACAGATTGTAAATTATAATGCAGCATTTGAATCTCAAGGCGGTTCAAATGGTGGTGATGAATGTGAACCTTATTATGTCCCTGAATTAAATCCTGAAGCATTAGTTGATTCTACAACAAATGGTGAAGTTACTGATTGGTCTTCTTGGGTTGCTGAAATTGATCGTTCACGTAATGGTTCAATGGTACCAATTCAGTATAAGAATGAATACGATCTTTATACTCTTTATGCTAGACTTATTCCTTCCGACTTTGATATTCGTATTCCATCGTCTAATACACCTCAAGTATTCAAACTTTATATTGTAAATGGTCAAGTTGCAGTGTATTGTGAACGTCAGACCAATGCACACGAAAAAATTCCAGTTCTTTTCGGTCAGGCTGCTGAAGATGGTTTAAGATATCAAACAAAATCTTTAGCAAGTAATGCAAAACCATTTCAAGAAATTGCTACTGGTCTCGCATCATCTGTGATGAGTTCGCGCCGCCGAGCAATTTCTGATCGACTTCTGTACGATCCATCTCGTGTGTCTGAAGCACATATTAATTCTCCGAATCCAGTTGCACGTATTCCAGTTAAACCTGCTGCATATGGTAAGCCATTAAGTGAAGCTGTTTATGCTTTCCCATTTAATGACAATCAAGCAAATATTACACTAGGGGAAATGCAAACTGTCATTCAGATGGCTAATGTATTGAATAATCAAAATCAAGCACGACAAGGTCAATTTGTTAAAGGAAATAAAACTGATTCTCAATGGGATGCAGTTATGGCTGGTGCAACCGCCAAAGATCAAATGACTGCGCTTCTTTTAGAGGCACAAGTTTTTACTCCAATGAAAGAGATTCTGAAGATTAATACACTTCAGTATCAAGGTGAAGCTGCTGTCTTTTCTCCGACCCGTAAAGAAGTTGTTGAGATTGATCCAGTTGCATTACGTAAAGCTGTAATGACATTTAAAGTTACAGATGGTCTTGTTCCTGTTGATAAAGTTATTAATTCTGAGGTTTTACAAGCTGCTTTCCAAGTTATTGGGTCTTCAGAACACTTAAGTATGCAATATAGATTAGGTGAATTATTTAGTTATTTAATGAAAACACAGTCTGCTGATATTAGTGAATTTGAGAAATCTCCTGAACAAGTTGCATATGAGCAAGCACTTAATACTTGGTCCGCCGTTGCTCAAACTGCCGCAGAAAAAGGAATAGATTTCGCAAAATTCCAACCACAACCCAAACCAGCCGATTATGGCTATAATCCAAATGCCGACACAACTTCCCAGCCTGTTCAGCAAGTTCCAGCTTAGTGAAGATGAGATGCTACTTGGTATGGAATTTACTTACATCCAAGAAGCATTTATTCAGAATCAAATGTGTGCTGCCGCTGAACAGCGAATTGCGTTAGATTTTTCAGAAGAATTTTTAAATGATTCACTGAAAAAAGAAGCTGCTTTAACTGGTGAAATTAGAGGTCTTGAGTATCTTCTTGAGATATCTAGATTATCCAGAAAAGCTAAAACCGTTGAATCTTAACTCTCCAGGAGAATTGAATTATGGGTATTATGGATATGTTTCGCTCTGCACCAGTTCAACCGAGTCCAATTCAAGGAAAAACTGGTCCTGGTACAGATGCTAATGGAGTTATCCCTCCAAATACAGAACTTCCTGATCCAAATAAGAACGCAGATGGATCGCCTAAGTCCCCCATGGCAGAATTCCATGATTTGTTTAAACTTCCAGTTGTAGATGAAAAGAACCCCCCGAAAAAATCTGCATTAGATTTTGATTTAGATCCACAGAAGATGATGGAAGCTGCAGGTAAGGTTGATTTTGCCTCGGTACTTCCTGCTGAATTGATGGCTAAGATTAAAGCTGGTGGGGAAGAAGCAGTTGCAGCAAATATTCTGGCCATGAATTTAATTGCACAAAAAACTTATGGACAATCTGCTGTAGCTGCAGCAGCAATTACAAAAGAAGCATTGAAGGCAGCTCGTTCGGAATTTGCAAGTGAGATTCCAGCGATGTTAAAAGCATTAAATCTTGATGCTGGCTTACGTGACAAGAATCCTTTATTTGAGGATCCAGCAGTTGCCCCGATCATTGAGGGTTTGAAAGCCAATATTCTGGAAAAACATCCAGATGCAACACCACAGCAACTTCAACAAATGGCCGAAAAATATGTGGAGAAATTCGCAGAATCTTTCGGTAAAAAACCCGCTGCTTCTAAAACTAAGTCCGGTCCTAAACAAACTGGGGAAGCAGATGATGATTGGGAATCCTTCTTAACTCCTCCTACGCAATAAAGGAATTTACATGTTATCTCAACTTGCTGGGTATCTGGGAGGTTTGCAAAAACCTACAGCATCTGGTGATTGTTTGCTTTTTCCATCTCCTACTGTAATTGCTGTTGATGCTAATGATATCGTCACTGTGGAAAAAATTCACGGTGGTGTTATTCAGTACACTGGCTTTACTGCTGGTAGAACCTTGACAATTGACACTGCCGTAGCTATTATTGCCGCATTTCCAGAAATGGATATTGGTGATAGTATTATGTTCTGTGTATCCATTACTACTGCTTTGGCAGGAACTTGGGTAGCTGCTGCTGGTGTAACTTTGGCAGGTCGTGCAACTGTTTTGGCTAATACTTTCCAGTTAGTTATTCTAACTCGGACTGGGGCTGCCACTATCACGCTGCGTGCGCTGTAAAGGAGAACAATAAATGTCTACTGGCATTTTTACTTCTGCTAATCTTCCTGTTGATTTTGCAAAGAAATCATTTGCAGGAATGATTACTCGGCTTATGCCGATGGGTCAAGCACCGTTGTTTGGTATGACAGCAATGTTGCCTTCTGAAACTGCAGTTCAAACCGAACATGGATTCTTTACGAAAACCATGTTGTTCCCGGAACTCACCTTAGGTGGTGCAGGTATTCCGGGTGCTGCTGATACAGTTTTGATTGTTGTTTCCACAACTAACGTTCTTCCTGGAATGTTAATGCGTGTGGATTCCACTGGCGAACAGATTCTTGTCGATGCAATTCTTTCTGCAACGTCAGTTCGTGTTCAACGTGGAATTGGTACAGTTGCAGCCGCCGCTGCTGGTGCTGGTGTTAAGATTTACCAGACTGGTTCGGCATTTGAAGAAAGTTCGACCCGGCCGAATGCTCTTGTTATTAACCCAGTTCGGATTACCAATCTGACGCAGATTTTGCGTAATACCTGGGCAGTTTCTGATTCGGTAAGAGCTACGCTGGTAATTGCTGGTGAGACGAATGTTGCAGAATCCAAGATGGATGGTGCTGCATTCCACGCAGTTGATATTGAGAAGAATCTGTTTTGGGGCCAAAAGTTCCAAGGCACGAGAAATGGTCAACCGTTCCGTACTATGGATGGTTTGATCAATATCGTTTCAACTCTTTCCAACTATCCTCCGAGCTATGCCGCAGTTAACGTCACAACTGCCGGTGCAACCACCAATTATACGCAACTACAAAATGCGTTGGAACCTTTGTTCAATCAATCAACTGATCCAAAAGTTGGTAATGAACGGGTTCTTTTCGTAGGTGGTGGTGCACGCCGAGTTATCAATGATATTGGACGTCTGAATGGAACGTACCAACTTGTTGATGGAATGACTGGATATGGTTTGCAATTCCAATCGTTCAAAACTGCTCGCGGCACTTTCCGAATGATTGAACATCCGTTGTTCAATTCCAATGCAAGTTGGGCCAAGATGGCTGTTGCAGTTGATCTTTCCACTTTCCGTGTTGCTTATCTTGGCAATCGGAAAACACAACATAAGTATTTCAACAACGATGGGGAGAATGCAACTGACAATGGTATTGACGCACAAGGTGGAACTTACACCTCTGAATTGACTTGTGTTGTTAAGAATCCACCTGCAAATGGTATCATCTTTAATCTAACCGCAGGAACGGCAGGTTAACATGGGAAAAATCGTCTGTCGTTATGAAGGCGATGGTGAAGTCAAACTTCAAGTTGCTTACTTGGGAGAAATTACAAGTGAGCAAACTCTTAAAGAAGGAGATGAACTTGGAGTTGACTTCACTGAAGATGTATTAGTTTCCATCCAGAAACCGGAAGGAGAACCAGAAGATGGCGACTCTACAAGTTAACCCTCCAGGAATGTTAACCACTGATCCAGGTTATATTTCTTCTATTACAATTCGTACTGGTGGATCTCCAACCGTGTTAACACCAAATGGAACTACAGGGCAAGTTGCTGTAGATTCTCCGGCGATTACACATCTTGTGCAAGATGAACGAAAATTTAAATTAATTCAGGGTTAGTACTCCTTCCTGGAGAACCCCGCAGTTTTCTGGTAAGAGTTCTGGGGTAACAAAAAACTCTGACCATTAACCTCTCCAGGAGCTAAAGAATGACTGAAACTACAAATCTTCATCGAGTCTTTAAATCGCGGATCAAGATGAATTCACTCTGCCTACCTAATGGTAGAGTTGTTCGATTCATTGATGGACGAATGCTTACTGATCTTGATGAAGTTATTGCATATTGTGAAGCTGAAATTAAATCTGGGAATCCATTTATTTATATGGATTCTGAAGAAATGGAAGCTGATCCAAAACTAGAAGATCCAAATGAGAAACTTCGTGCACAGATTCGGCGCGAAATTCTTGCTGAGATGGCGGCAACTAATCCGAATAATGATGCAGGAAATACTGAAACACAAAAGTTAACTCCTCAATCTACTAAAGGGATTGCTCCAGTTGCAGCAAGTGGAATGCCTTCTGGATCAGCAATGTTAGCATCAGTTAAAAGTATGCTGACACCAGGTGCATAAATGACTTTATCTGAATTGGTCAGTGGAGTTTATGCGGTCACTAGTCGGCCTGATTTGGTTGCATTAACTGACCAATTTATTAAACAGGCAACACTTAAGTTGCATCAACTAGATTTCTTTTATAAAGATTTATTCGAAACTGGCTTAATTTTCGGTTCACCAGAAACAATTCAACAAGTAGATATTAAATCTTTGATTCCACGATGGAGAGCAAATAAATACCTTAGAAAATCTGATGTTACTGGAGCACTTGGTAATTTTATCGAAGACATTGTAGTTCCTGAAAACTCTCTCGATTCATATAATGTGCTTCGAGAGAATGTTTATTATGTAGCCGGTAATTTGTTAAACATTAGATCTGACTCTGCTTTGCAATATGTCTTATATGGATGTTTTAGGTATCCTGATATTACATCTTTATCTTTTGATTCCTGGATTGCAGTGGATCATCCTTATGCAATTATCAATGATGCTGCATCATCCATTTTCAAACGAACAGGTAAAGATTCTGAAGCTGCAGCGATGAGAACAATTGTTTGGGGCGACGGTAAAAATGATAGAGGACTTGCTGGAGATATAATTATGAGTAACTCTAGGACTACGGGGTATTAAATGAGTGCAACAATTTGGACTCCAGGAGCACTTGGTGACGTTCTTAGTAGTAAATTAGTTAAAGAAATTGCACTGAGTGATATGGTAACACCACTTAGTGCAGCAAATGGACTTGGTTATTTTCGTGTATATGCTCCATTTAGAGTTTTGGCTTTCTATGCTTCATTGTTTGCAGTTTCATCTTCAGGGCTCGTAACAGTAGATATTAATGTTGATACTGTATCAATTTTAACAACAAAGTTATCGATTGATGCTAATGAAAAAGATAATACAAATGCAGCAACTCCGTACGTATTAGTTGGATCACCTACACCTTCTTTCTATGATTTTTCTATAGGTCAGGAAGTTTCTTTTGATTTAGATGCAGGAGGCACCGGCGCCAAAGGTTTGATTCTTTATATGGTTGGTTTTGACTTATGAGTTATCCTAGATTACTTAAAAGTTATAATCTATTAGTAGATCCATTCATTACTGATAATTACTTTCTTGCTCATTACGATTCTAATTTTAATGATTCAGTTTCAGGTCAAGTTGGTACTGTTGCAGGTACACCAACACCAACTTTAGGTGCCCCAGCAATATTTGGAAATGCTGTACAATTCGGCGGTTCTACTGGTAGAGTTTCATATCCAGGAACTGGCTCTAGTGGTCTTTGGTCTGGAGATTTTACTTTTGAATGTCGTCTTAGAGCTGCAGCAATTGGTGGAGGTGTTAATAGATTCCTACTTGGTTCAGATTTAGTAAGTGGCTCATATTTTTGTACTATTAATACAGGTGCTGCTACTGGTGTTTTGTCTGTTTCTTTTAGAGGTAATTCACTTAATACTGGATTTATCCCTGTGGTAGATACTTGGTATGCTTTTGCTGTATGTGTAAATGCTCTTAATGTGGCAAATGGTCTTAAAGTATTTATAGATGGCAATATAGTTGCTCAAGCAGTACCACCAGTTGTTGGTGTAAGTTCTGCAGCATTATTTAGAATTGGTAATGACGCCAATCAAAATCAAGGTTGGAATGGTCAAGTTGATGAAGTAAGAATAACAAGAGCTTTACGTTATTCTGCTAATTATATACCAGCAGTTACACCATTTCCATAATTATGGCACAAGTACCATATCGCGCAAATTTATCTTCTTCGCAGTTTGCACTTACTCAAGCTAAAGCTGGGAGAAGTGTAATTAATCCTGGAGCTGATCAAAATTATGATCGACGTGTAGATCCTCCAGGTGAGGGATTAAAAAACTCTGTAGGTATTCCACAAGCTCTTTACATGGAGAATGTCCTTCCAACTCCAGATGGGTATAGATCTGTTGGAATGCAGGCTATAGTAGATGAAGATATTAATCCAACTCTAGGTTCAATTACTAAAACTATTGTTGTTCCAGTTCCTATTGTAGGAGCATTGGACATTGTAGAACAAATAACAATTCATTTTATTGGTGCAATTGACATTCTTTTTGTTCCAGAATTGTGGTTTCAAAGATTTGTTCCAGACCAAGCCTATAGTAACAATACTACTGGATATGTTAGTAATCCTATTTATCCTGATCATATTTCTTGGGCATTTGTTCAAGGGGTTTTATATATTCACATAATTGGTGACGCCAGTTCTCTTGGTGGAGCCAACCAACTTTTATACAGTGTAGAATATAATCAAGGTACAGATACTTTAGAGTTTACTGATGTAACTGCATCAATAACTGGTGCAGTGTTAAATAACCTTCTTGTTTGTATTCTTGGTTCATACAATTATTTAGTGCTTGTTTATAAACATGAAGTCTTTTGGTCTTCACTTACTAATGCATTAGATTTTACTGCATCTCTTGTATCTGGGGCCGGCCAAGAAGTTCCAACTGCCTTGACTTCACAGATTCGTTGGGCAGTTACGCATCCTGCAGGATTTATTATTTATACTGCCAATAATGCTATTGGTGTTTCTTATACTGGTAATCGTGCCTATCCTTGGAGATTTCGGGAAGTTCCCAATAGTGGTGGTGTATTTGATATAATTTTCCATGCTTCTACTGGAGTTGCTGGAGATGTTAATTCTGTTGCACAGTATGTTTTATCTTCAAATGGACAAATTCAAGCAGTAACTTTAGATAATGCACAAAATATTTTAAGTCAATTATCTGATTATCTTACATATGATGATACATTTGATGCTTGGAATGATTCAATTAATGATGTTGAACTAATTGAATTTCCTTTTGTTAGTGATGTAAGTAATAGAAAAATATTTAAAATCTCTACAATATTAGATAGATATTTATTTATTTCTTATGCAACAGAAACTACATATCCAGCACCTGATACTATTATGTCAGGAAAACCTTTATTCCTTTATTGTTTCGTTTGGGATTCATTATTAGACCGTCTTGGAAAATTAAAAATTGAGCATACTGATGTTTGGTTTGTTGATCAATATATTTATTTTGTTAATGGATCTGATCCAGAACTTAGTCAATTTACATATAAAGTATACACAAGAATGAATCTTCAAGAACCTGGTGGAGAAGTACCAGCAATTGAACATTCTGGTGTTCTCATTCTTGGAAAATTTCAATATGTTCGAGATAGATTGATTACTTTAGAAGAACTTGATATTGAATCTGCTCAAGATACTACATTAGGTTGGACTCTTGCTGGGACTAAAAATTTAACTCTTTTTGTAGATCCTTCATATGATGGAAAGAATTTTGATATCACTCAACGTGTAACTCCATATGTAATATTAGATCAAGGATCATTGATTAAAACTTTGGCTCACGTAACTGGTAAGAGTTTTCGTATTGGTTTTATTGGAGCATTTGATCTTGCATCTATTGAATTAAAATGTCAAATTGAAGGCCATATGTAATCATGGCTAATTCTAATGCAGTTATGCCTTTTGCTGGAAAAGTTAATCCAAAAGATGTACAAGAAACTATTGGGGTTACACAACTTGCTGTAGGTGGAGATATATTTGCTTGGCATCAAACAGTTGGAGGATTAATTTTTCAAGGGGGAAGAGTTCCTGAATTAACTACTGATGGTACTGTAGTTATTCCACTTAATGTACCTTTTCCTCAAAGATGTTTATGGTTGGGTTTAACTGTTACTGGTGGTGGTTCTGGTTTTGCTACAACATTAAATTGGGTTGCTGCATCAAATAATGATGTTACTGTTACTATGCAAACAGAAGGTGCTCTTTCAGAAACTCA